ATGTCACATTACTACCGTGGATAATATTATCTAAAGATTCTCAAATGATAATACCTGTAGATAGCGTATTAACTGTCGTTGAACCGCTTGAGTCAGTAACTCAATTATACCTAGATAAATTAAAGAGTTTTGAAATGGAGGAAGAAGAGGAAGATGATTAAATGTGTAATGTTAAATGCTCACTGTACTTTGATTGCAGAGATTGTAGAGGTAGATGCTCAATTAGGAGATCCTAATTGTAAACTAATTAAACCATATGTCTACAATAGTATTGATGATATGGTTCCTTGGAAATCAGATATTACAAATCAAACAGAATTTATGATAAGGTCAGAAAATATATTGACGATTGCAGACCCAACTGGTACAATTATAGACAAATATACTGAACTAACTGCGTAATGAGATTTTATACCAACGTCCAAATGGTCGGAGATAATTTCTTGGTTCGTGGATATGAAGATGGCAAACACTTTGCGACTCGTGAAAAGTTCTATCCAACATTATTTGTAGATTCAAAAAGAAAGACAAAATATAAAACACTTGATGGTTTGCCCGTTGAACCGATTGAACCTGGTACAGTAAGAGATTGTCGTGAGTTTATCAAAAAATATAATGATGTAGAAAACTTTAACGTTTATGGAAATGAAAGATTTATCTATCAATATATTTCTGACAAATATCCAGAAACAGAATTAAAGTTTGATATTGAACAAATTAAATTAACCACAATTGATATTGAGGTTAAATCAGAATATGGATTCCCTGATGTAGAATCTTGTGCAGAAGAAATACTTTTAATTACTTTACAAGATTATACAACAAAACAAATTCGTACTTGGGGTCTTGGTGCATTTAATAATAAGCAAGAGAATGTAATATACAAATCATTTAAAACAGAGTATGAACTACTTACTGATTTTATCAACTGGTGGATGATTGAGGATAATACACCAGAAGTTATTACTGGTTGGAACAGTAAGTTGTATGATATTCCATACCTTTGTCGTCGTATTGATCGTATACTTGGTGAGAAACTGAAGAAGAGAATGTCACCTTGGGGTCTTGTAACTGAAGAAGAAACATTTATCGCAGGTCGTAAACATATATCATATGACATTGGTGGAGTATCTCAGTTAGATTATCTTGATTTGTATAAGAAGTTTACTTATAAAGCACAAGAATCATATCGTTTGGATTATATTGCAAGTGTTGAACTCGGACAGAAGAAACTTGACCACTCAGAGTTTGATACATTCAAAGACTTCTACACAAAAGGTTGGCAGAAGTTTGTAGAATATAACATCATTGACGTTGAACTTGTTGACCGATTAGAAGACAAGATGAAGTTGATTGAACTTGCCTTGACGATGGCATACGATGCAAAGGTCAACTATGAAGATGTGTTCTATCAGGTAAGAATGTGGGACACGATAATTTACAACTATCTCAAGAGAAGAAATATTGTCATACCGCCAAAGAATCGTTCAGATAAATCTGATAAGTATGCAGGTGCATATGTTAAAGAACCAATACCTGGCAAATATGATTGGGTAGTATCTTTTGACTTGAATAGTCTATATCCGCATTTGATAATGCAATATAATATTTCTCCAGAGACTTTACTAGATACAAGACATCCATCTGTCACTGTTGATAAGATACTTTCTGAAGAAGTAACATTTGAAATGTATAAAGATAATGCTGTTTGTGCGAATGGTGCGATGTATCGAAAAGATGTTCGTGGATTTTTACCAGAACTGATGGAAAAGATGTATAACGAAAGAGTTATATTTAAGAAGAGAATGATTACTGCAAAGAAGAAGTATGAAAAGACTCCAACAAAAGACCTTGAAAAGGAAATCGCAAGATGTAATAATATTCAGATGGCAAAAAAGATTTCCCTTAATTCTGCTTATGGTGCTATCGGTAATCAATATTTTCGCTATTATAAACTTGCCAACGCAGAAGCTATTACACTATCTGGTCAAGTTTCTATTCGTTGGATAGAAAACAAAATGAATGATTATCTAAACAAAATACTAAAAACGGAGGAAGTTGATTATGTCATTGCTAGTGATACTGATAGTATCTACCTTAATCTTGGCCCTCTGGTGGAGGTCATATACAAAGATCGAGAGAAGGATGGTTCGAGCATCGTTTCGTTCCTTAATCAGGTGTGTGAAGTGGAACTCGAAAAATATATTACGAATTCTTATGAGACGTTGGCCGAGTATGTAAATGCTTATGATCAGAAGATGTTTATGAAGAGAGAGAACATTGCAGATCGTGGCATATGGACAGCAAAGAAAAGATATATTTTAAATGTGTGGGATAGTGAGGGTGTACGATATGAAGAACCCAATCTTAAGATGATGGGTATTGAAGCAGTAAAGTCATCAACTCCTGCACCTTGTCGCACTATGATTAAGGATGGTCTTAAGATAATGATGAATGGAACAGAGGAAGAAGTGATTGATTATATTGATGATTGTCGTGCGAAGTTCAAGACACTTCCTCCAGAAGATATTGCATTTCCTCGCACTGCATCAAACGTGCAAAAGTATAAAGCATCGTCTACAATATATGCAAAGGGAACACCTATACATATACGTGGTGCCTTATTATTCAATCATTATGTAAAGCAGAAGAAGTTGGATAATAAATATTCACTTATTGGTAATGGAGAAAAGGTCAAGTTTCTCTATCTCAAAAAACCAAATGTAATACAAGAGAATGTAATTTCTTTTATTCAAGACTTTCCAACTGAAATTGGACTTGACAAGTACATAGATTATGATCTACAATTCGAGAAGAGTTTTGTTGAACCACTCAAAGCAATTCTTGATGCGATTGGTTGGAACGTCGAAAAAACTGTAAACCTAGAATTATTTTTTACCTAATGGATTTACCTATTGATTTAAATGAACTTGATGTTATTATTGAGTCTGTATCAGATGTTGATACAGAACTATGTCGAAAACTAAGATTAGTTAAAGGTTTAGTTGAAGATGGAAAACCTTATAAAAAAATACTTCGTGAAAAGTATGGTTATGTAGCCTAATGTTTTTCAAAAAATTGAGTTTAGTTACTGGTGGATTTGATCCAATTCATAGTGGACATATATCATACTTTACTAGAGCCAAAGATTTTTCTGATTACCTTGTAGTTGGTATTAATACAGAAAATTGGTTGACAAATAAAAAAGGTCAATACTTTCAATCTTGGGTTGAACGTGCAGAGATTATTCGTCACTTAGATATGGTTGATGCAGTTATCACTGTACCTGATGATGATAAAGGTTCTGCTTGTGGTGCAATTGCTAAATGTTTAGAGATATCAGAGAAGGTAATTTTCTGTAATGGTGGAGATAGAGGATCAGACAATACACCAGAAACTGATAAGTATGGTGAAGATCCACGAGTTCAATTTGAATTTGGTATTGGTGGTGATGATAAGATGAACAGTAGTTCTTGGATACTCAAGGGTTACTTTGAAAGACAACGTAAATTATTAGGAATATGAATTGTTGGCACTGTGGCACTGAATTGATTTGGGGTGGGGATCATGACCTTGACGATTATGAAGATATGGAGTATGATATAGTTACGAACTTATCATGCCCTAAGTGTGAATCATACGTTGAAGTTTATCATAAGATAGAAAAATAATGGATTTTCTCAAAGAAATAGTTAAAGAGATTGGTGACGAGTACACACAAATAGCATCGGATATAGATGAAACAGAAAGATTCATCGACACAGGATCATACATCTTTAATGCAGTGGTTAGCGGTTCCATTTATGGTGGCGTTTCTAGTAATAAGATCACTGCCATCGCTGGTGAAAGCTCTACTGGAAAGACTTATTTTTCCTTGGCTGTTGTCAAAAACTTTTTGGATACTAACCCTGATGGGTATTGCCTCTATTTTGATACTGAAGCAGCAGTCAATAAAGGATTACTGGAGTCTCGTGGAGTTGATACAACACGGTTGGTTGTTGTGAATGTCGTAACAATTGAAGAGTTTCGAGGTAAAGCACTGAAGGCAGTTGATATATACTTAAAATCAGATGAAGAAAGTCGCAAACCTTGTATGTTTGTGCTTGATTCATTAGGTATGCTTTCTACAGAGAAAGAAATAAATGATGCACTGAATGATAAACAAGTCCGTGATATGACCAAATCACAACTTGTAAAGGGAGCATTTCGTATGCTTACACTTAAACTTGGTCAAGCAAATATTCCACTTATAGTCACAAACCATACCTATGATGTCATCGGATCTTATGTCCCAACTAAAGAAATGGGAGGAGGCAGCGGTCTCAAGTATGCTGCATCTACAATCATCTATCTTACCAAGAAGAAAGAAAAAGACGGAAAAGATGTCATTGGAAATATTATCAAGGCAAAGACTCATAAATCACGTTTAAGTAAAGAAAATAAAGAAGTCGAAATTCGATTATATTATGATGAAAGAGGTCTTGACAAATACTATGGTCTTTTAGACTTAGGAGAAATAGGTGGTCTTTGGAAAAATGTTGCAGGTAGGTATGAGATGAACGGTAAAAAAGTATATGCAAAAGAAATATATAAAAATCCAGATAAGTATTTTACAGAAGAAGTAATGCAAAAGTTAGATGATATTGCAAAAGAAGAATATTCATATGGTTAAAGTATACGATAATATAATTCCTGGTTCTACTTGTAAAAAACTTTTAGATTTATTTGAAAAAAATACAGAGTATCATGAATATATTGATTATGATGGATGTCCTTGTTTCACTCAATTAAATCTAAATCAGTTATCTCAAAAAACAGTTAGTTTACTAATACCTTATTTGGCAGAGGTATACAAAAAATATAAGAAAGACACAAAATCAAAATATATTCCACCGTTAAAAGAATTAGAGGAGTTTAGAATTAAGAGATACTATAATAATGGTAATGAAAAATTTGATGAGCACGTTGATGTCACTGACTATAATTCATCATTAAGAGCAGTTGCATTTTTATTTTATCTCAACAATAATGATGGAAATACTTTGTTTCCTTTACATAACTTGAATATTCAACCAGTTTCTGGTAGAGTAATAGTGTTTCCTCCAACTTGGGAATATCCACATACAGGATTACCACCGAAAAATGATTCTAAGTATATTATGAGCACATACATTCATTATGGAAAGAATTGAAACTACTATTCTCCGTAATTTAATTTTTGATGAGGAATTCTCAAGAAAAGTTATTCCTTTCATTCAACCAGATTACTTTGAGAATAAAACTGAAAAGATAATATTTGAAGAGACAACACAATTTATTGTGAAATATGATGCTGCAATTACAATTGAAGCATTGAATATTGAGATTGAAAATCGCACTGACTTAACAGAAACAGAAATAAAAGAGGCAAGAGAAACTACAAAAACTTTTGATGATGCACCAGTTGATAATCAATGGTTACTTGATTCAACTGAGAAATGGTGTCGTGATCGTGCTATATATTTGGCACTCATGGAATCAATCGCACTTGCAGATGGACAAGATGACAAAAAAGGAAGGGATGCTATTCCTAGCATTCTCTCTGACGCTCTGGCTGTTTCTTTCGATAATCATGTAGGTCACGATTACTTAGAGGACTATGAAGAAAGATTTGAATCCTACCATAAAAAAGAAAGTCGAATTCAATTCGACCTTGAATACTTTAATAAAATTACAAAGGGAGGTCTCCCAAACAAAACACTTAATATTGCACTTGCGGGTACTGGTGTTGGTAAGTCTCTCTTTATGTGCCATCACGCTAGTTCTGTCCTTTTAGATGGTAAAAATGTTTTATACATTACACTCGAAATGGCAGAGGAAAAGATTGCAGAAAGAATCGATGCAAACTTATTAAATGTCGCAATACAGGATATAACTGATTTACCTAAACCAATGTTTGAAACTAAGGTAAATAATATAACAAAGAAAACTCAAGGAACTCTTATAATCAAAGAATATCCCACTGCATCTGCACATTCAGGTCACTTTAAATCATTGTTAAATGAACTTGCATTGAAAAAATCATTTACACCTGATATAATATTCATAGATTATTTAAATATATGTGCATCGTCACGTTATCGTACAAACAACAATGTCAACTCGTATTCCTATATTAAAGCGATTGCTGAAGAACTCCGTGGTCTTGCAGTTGAGGCTAATGTACCTATCATCTCCGCTACTCAGACGACTCGTTCTGGCTTTGGTAGTAGTGATATTGATCTTACTGATACAAGCGAGAGTTTCGGTCTTCCCGCTACTGCTGACTTTATGTTTGCTCTCATTAGTACGGAGGATATGGAGGCGGTAGGACAGTTGATGGTCAAACAATTAAAGAACCGCTACAACGACCCTACATCCAACAAAAGATTTGTTGTCGGACTTGACAGAAATAAAATGAGACTGTATGATGCAGATGAGCAAGGTACAATCTCTGATTCTGGACAGCA